CCTATTCTAATTAACATTCTACCATCTACACAATTTTTTTCTTTTTCTTTTAATTCAATAGACATTACATCTAATAATTCAATAACACTATTTAAATATCTTTCTGTTTTCATTAAATTAATCTTATTACAACTACTTGTTTACAATTTCTTTCATATAGCTCTTTATGTTGCTCAGTAAGTTCAGCATCCCAAATATCTTTAACCTCAACACCAGTTTTACGCCACCATTCTGTTATTTGTTTTTTTGTGCCTATTAATCGCAAATCTCTACCTACACTAGCAAAGTCAGCAACATAACCACCATTTTTACCCTTGTCATAACTCCAAACATTTGTAGGTAACAAAGAAGGTTTTAACCACCAGTCCTCAGCTATTAAAATGTCATCATTTTCATTCATTTTCTTCTATTTCAGATAGTTCTCCATTTTCTATGTTTATACTTACTTTGCCATATTTATCTTCTAATTGTTTTTGAAATTCATCAAACAAAGATTCTATTTCATTTACTTGATGTAAAATTTTATGCTTTTGGTTTTCAAGCCTCCCTAGTTCAATATGTACTTGATTAAGTTTGCTTACATTTTCTTGTAATGATTTTAATTCATCTTCATTTAAATTAGTTGGTTTTGCCATTTTTATTTATTTATTAGTTATTAATTTAGTTTCACTTCTATATGCAAGACGTTTATCTTTTTGGTGGTCTGCAACACCTTCATTATTCCAAATAATATTTCTCCATAATTTTATCCACTTATAATATGTTTTAGCATTAATACTAAAATCCTCTGTATTGCGGACACCATTCCAAAATGCTTGTTTTACATCAAGCCACAATAAATTTGAAAATGATTTTTTTAAATCTGTTGCTAAACTTTGAGCCATTAAAACTTTTGTTTTAGCATCTATATTGTGTTGACCAAGATCAAGATATGTTTTTGATAATAATTCAACGCACATTTTTGTTAGCTCGGCTTCACTAATTTTTTTTATCATTTTCTTGTATTTGTTTTAATATTTGCATTGCTTCATTGTGTGATTGTAAATGCTTATCAACTTTGCTTATGCCAACGCTGTTTAAAGCCCATTTTGATTCATTTTTAGCCCATGTTTTAAGCCTTCTTGATGTTGACCATGTTTTCATTGTATCTTTTTTTAAAACACCTTTTTTTGTTGGCTCAGACCAATATTCAAAAAATTCAATTAATAATTCTTTATTGTAATTTTTAAAAGCCATAACCTCAATAAAAAATTGATTTTTACTGTTATCTTTATTAAGTTGATTATTTATTATATTATTACTTACTTGTGGGCTGTTTTGTGATGTCAGGTTTTGTGATGTCAGGTTTTGTGACTTCGGTGATTCAAAAACTATATAATCAACGCCAATAAATTTATTATCTTTTCTAATTTGTTGTCTTTCAACATAACCTAATTTAATTAATTCACTCATTGTTGATCTAAGGCTTGTTCTACCTTCTTTTAAAATAGCTTCTAATCCTTTTATTGATAAATTCCAATTATCACTAAAACTTAGTAACATAGCTAACAATCCTTTAGCTTTTAAAGACAATCTTTTATCTTTGAAAATACGATTACAAATAGTAGTGTAATCTTTGCTTTTTATTACTCTAACTATGTCCATCAAAATAATTCTGTTTGATTTGTGTTTTCCTTTTTTATTATACCTAACATAGTTTCAAATATTATTTTACCATCTTCATAAAAAACAAGATTGTTTGCCATTTTACTTTTTGGTTGTTTACCATTATATTTATTAAAATCGTAATTGTGATAATTTGACATAACTTTTATATGATTTTTTATTCTTGTAAAATCTGGATTTTTTTTATTACTTAATTTATTTGGCAAATTAAAATTTGTCCAATATAAATGCCTTCCTCTTTTTTTTGCTGAAATTAATGGATCATAATATGGTATAACATTTTCAACACAGTATTTTCCATTAAAAAAAGTATCTAAAAAAATAATTTCTTGGTATAACTCCATAGCTGGATAACGCATTTTATGTTTAGTTTTCATAGAAATATTAATTCTACTGTGAGTTGGACATGGTGGACTACTCCAAATAAAATCAAATTCTTTGTAATGATCTAATAAGTATTGATGTGCATCACCAATTATAACTTTGTCATTAGGAAATCTTTCTTGATATAATCTTGCACATTCTGGATCAAGTTCAACAGCTGTAACTTGTATATCTTCTTTAACTTCATTCCACTTAAATCTGTTTCCACCAAGACAAGCATATAAATTTAGTATCTTCATCCCCAAATAATTTGTTCTTGTTCATAATAAGTTGGCATAGAATATTCATATTTAGCAATTGTTGTAATATTTCCAAACCTATTTTCTTTTTTTACTAGATTTGTTTTAATATTATAACCCTCATTTTTTAACCTAAATATAATGTCAGAAAGCCTAGTTGCACCATATTCTTTAATTGCCTCCCAGCTTGTTATTTTACCATAAGTTTTTAGATGCCACATTATAGCCTCTCTTTGAGTTTTAACTTGATCTTTAGTAATGTTAATTTTTTTCATTTTTTACTTTGTTTAGTTCTTCTAATAATTTTTTAATTTCTTTTCTTTTTTCATAAAAACCGCCACCATAAACGTTAAATCTTCGCATTTCTGTCATAAATTCACTAAAACATTTTTTAACGTCATTGTAATTATCTTTTTCAAACTTAAATTTATTTACATGATGAATGCTTGATGCATGATTTATGTCTTTAATGTATTTTTTCATACCATTGTGCTTAATTTCCATAAATTCATATAAATAATAAATAAACATTCTTTTTGCTTTTATTGTTGTAGAAAATCTATTATTGTTACTAATAACATAATTTTTATCAGCGTTATAAATTTTACAACTTATGTTTAAAGCATGACTAATTATTTTATCTCTTGTAATCATTATGGCTGATGTTTTAATTCATCTTCTGAATATGTGTTAGTAAAGCCTATTGTTTGAACAATACATCTTGCCTTAGCTCTTTTTTCAGCTATTTCAACTTTAAAATGTTGTATGCAATTTTTGTCAGTAGCACTACCAAATGTTTCTATTTGCTTAAGCCAGTCATCTTGATCTTGTAAATAACTTGTAGCTTTTATTACTACATTGTCTTTGTCACATTTAATTACATCATATTCTATTTTAATGTTTTGGTCAAATTGTATTTTTTCAATTCCAGACCTTGTTATTATTACAAAACCTCTTCTATCTTGATAAATATCATCTTTACTTAAATTGTAATCTTTATAGATTTTAGCTAGTTCTTTTTTTGTCATGTTAATTTATATAAGTTAAAAAAAATGGTTGTTTAATTCTACCTTGTGCATAATCCAATCTTATATTATATTTTTTTTCATATAACCTACATAATTCTTTATATTTTTCATAATATAAATAAGGATCAAGAGTGTTAAATAATTTTTTAATAAAAAACTTTATACCTTTTCCACTTGGGCTGTCAATTACAAATATTGATTCTTTTTTTATTTGTTCTTTAAATATTTTAATTTGTAATTTACTATTATCTATAAAATCTACATCAAATGGCTTTATAAAATTTTCTTGTAAAATACCATCATTTAAATTATATTTAAACTTATTAAATAAAACAACTGGTAAGCGTTTTTTGTAATAATTATAATCACAACTTTTATATTCAAATTTTCTTAAATTATTTATTTGAATTTTTAAATTATCAGATTTCATAATTTTTATTAAATCATTAAAATCTATATATTTTTCAGGATAATTATTTATGCCTTTTTTTAACATAATCCCATTGGGATAGTAACTAATTAATTTTTCCATTATAGTTTATCCATTATAGCTCCTAACATTAGTAAACCTATTGATCCAATTGCAACTGTTATAAATGCAATAACGTTACCTAATATTTCTTGAGCTGTTAATTTATCTTTTATTGTATAGTTTTCTATATCTTGCATTTTAAAAAACTTATCTAATTCAACTGAGTTTAGTAAATACTCTTTCTTATTTTGTTTATGTTTTACAATGTGCTGTTTCATAATTAAGAAATTTTATAATAATATTTTTCAGAATTAATTTCGTAAATTTCTAAACAATCTATAAATTCAGATTTATCTACTTTAAAAACTAAGTGTTCGTTTTGTTCATATTTTTTAGCATATTCATATCTATTTGACACATTATCCGAATAATCTAAATTTAATTCTTTTAGAATGTCTAAATAATTTTTATAGTTTTCTAAATCTCTAATTTCTATTTTCATAATATATTCTTTTAATAATATTTGTTTGATTGTACAAAGATATAATACTTTTTAACATAAATAGCATAAATTGTAAAAAACTTTACATTTATTTTAATTTACTAGATATATATAAATAAAAAAAGACCCTCATGCGAGAGCCTTTTTCAAACAAATATTACAAAAACTATTACTGTCAAACTTAAAAAAACAGCCAAATATATAAAAATTATATAACAATTTTAAAAACTGTTTGTTTTTTATGTGTTTTATCTAAACTTTTAGCATTATAAGCTGATAGTTCTTTATTTATTGCATAGCCTTTAAATCCTTTAGTGTGTTGCAAATCAATTCTTATATCATGCCTTTCATTATCTTTCATAATATATATGTTTTGTGCCGCCTTAGAGCTTAATAATAAAGCATTTTCACTATAAGCATTAGCCCCTACTAATGAACTTGACCTTGCAAACATATCTGTAATCTTAGTTTCATGTAAATGACCACAAATCATAAAATCTAATATTATTCCATTTCTTGCATATTTACTAATAACTTTAGCAATTTTATCATTTTGCATGTTACCGAGTTGATGCCCATGAATTATTAGGCATTTATGCCCATTAACCTCAACAACCAATTCTAATCCTCCAGATGTAATAAAATTAATATCTGGCAACAACATTCTAAGTATTTCAAATATTGTAAAATCATAATTATCAGTTGCAACAATATCAACCCAGCCCAACTCATAAGCTCTTGATTCATTTCCAGAAACACAACCAACACTTACATTAGCAATGCTATTTAAATCTAAAATAAAATGTTTTAATAAATGAACACCTAAAAAAGTAGCTTTAGCTCTATTTGTACTCATTGCAAGTTTTTCGTCAAGCCTTCTATCTGAGTTTAACAAATCACCAGTTATTGCAATTAATATTTCATTAACATTATAAAAACTAGCATATTCTTTTATGTGATGTGCAAACTTTTGCAACCTTTTAGATGCAACCTCAAAATCATATTTATTATTTTTTAAGTCAACTAACTCGTTAAAGTGTGTATCGGCTATTTGAACAATGATAGCTTGTTTACCTTTTGATTTATGCTGTTTTATTGTTGTTTTAAGGCTCTCTGTTTTAAGAATATCAATCAAAGCCTTATTGTATTCAACTAAAGCATTTTCAAGCCTAGAATGCTCTCTAAATGATTTGTTTTTTATTCTATTAAGGTCAGCTTGTTTTTGGCTTTTTTTAGCTAATTTTAAGTTTTCTTCAATAACTTCTTTGTCAGCTATCTCATATTGTATAATATCTTTTATCCTATGCCTAAGAGTTTCTTTTTTAACGTTTAAATTATATTTTTCAATAAGATGTTTAGCAATAGCTTGATAACCATTGCCATTCCAAAAATGTTCTATTATTTCATCTAAATATTCTAAATACTTGGATTCCATTTAATAAGTCCAAATTACACCTTGTATTTTATCTTCGTCTAAGTCAACATGGATAAAGTTGTGACCTATTCCAAACCTACTAAAACCAGCATTCATTAAAGCCCCTAATATTACAGCTCTTTCCCTACTATTCTTAACTAAAATATCAGCTGCTAAACCTTTTATATGTGAACTTTTTAAATTTTTAACCGATTCAGGGTGATTTTCGCATCTGTAACCACTTGTAATAATAAAAGGTATATCTGAGCCATCTTCATTTTTTGAGTAGCCTCTTGCTGCATTCAAAACTTTTAAAAATGTTCTATTTATTTTACTTTTACCACAACAATTACAAGCAAATTCTCTTAGTTTAAAGTATTTCATAACAATTATAGATTTTGCAACCTTTTACTTCTTTAACAAAAACTTTTTTATATAAAATTTTCTTTTCTTCTTTTTTATACTTAGGATTTTTGCTGTTTAGTTTTCTTTTTTTAGCCATTATATTTACCTATTTCACCATTATGTGGTCTTTGATTGCTATACTTTTTAGTTCGCTTATCAATGCGTCTTGGGTATTCATACCTTTTTTTTAATTCCTTAACAATATTGCCAAATTGCATTACTAAACTATTAGTTTTTTCTGGGTCATATAATTTATCTTTTTTCATTTTTTTGTTTTTTCAAATGAACGTCCACCAAAATAAGCACCAATGCAAGTCATTAAAACAACTTTTAATAAATCTATCCATGACTGATCAACACTAAAACTATAAAAACCAGCATCTATAAATATCAATAAAACAGTTGAAACGCATAAAAATATTAAAACCATTGGTCTAATGTTTTTACTTAACCATGAATCACTTTGCATATCAAGCCGCCACCTCTCACTAACCTCAACTTGCATTGTTTTTTCATAATCTAAAACAACTTCCTTTAGTTTTTTTTTAGCTTCTAATTTTTCTTCATTAGTTGTAGTTAAATTATCTACAACATCACCAACTTCTTTTACCAATTCACCAGAATTAAATAATTTTTTAAAAAACGTCATTTATTTTTTAAAATTCCAATAATATATCTTATAAAAAGATATGCTAATTGCTAAAACAAGTGATACAAAAGTTAAATATTCGTTACAATCTGTTATACTAAAACCTATTGCTGTTCCATTAGCCGCTAAAATCTCTATTGTATCTTTAACCTCGCCTTTCATTATTCTGTCCAAGGCAAAGGCAAAGTTTCCTCAACTGGGTTTTTTTGCAGTTCAATATTTTCAGCTAATTGTGCATCCATTTCAGATGGTGTAGGCTCAGTCATTTCATTTAACCAACCTTCAACATCACTTTGTGTTAAATCATTATAAGGTATAAATGTTGCTGGGTCAGCTGGTCCAACTGTTAAAGCACCATAAATATCAGCATAGTAACCAGTTTCTGTTTCTGGATTATAGTCATCTGTTTCAGCTGAACGCCTCCAGTGAACTGTTATCACCACATCATCAAGCCCTTCTTCATGGATTTTACTATCCATGCTACTTATTATCCAATTATATTTCATTTTTTTTTATTTTAATTGTTAGTCACTAAATAGGGCAATAGTTCTAGTGACTACTGTTCCCCCATAATTTATTTTTACTTTAATTGCTCCGTCCGATGAATCCATCCAAATAATTGATTTTCCAGTAGCTGGATTTGCTGGAGCAGTTTGTTGTGTTAATTCTAATACAGCATCTAAAGTTACTTTCTTTTGATTTCCACTTGTTGCGGCAACTCTTGGATCAAACCTTGCGATTTCTACTTCACTAACACCAGATGTTGAATTATTTCCTCCAATAGTTACCATACCTCCACCAGTTGCAGAATGTAAACTTCTATTAGTTAGCATTAATAAATTAGAGCCACCTACTGTTCCAGCCGCCCCAAATTTTAATCCATACCTATTATTTCCAGCTTCGTCATTTAACGTAAATCCATAATCTTGTGCAGCTTGTATTCCACCACCAACAGCTCTAATAACTCCATTAACGTATAAAGGAACACCAGCATCAGTTGTAGTATTTATTAATAAGTTTTTATATACGTTTACAGTTGTTTGGCTTCCGTCTAAACGAAGATAGGATGTAGTTCCTCCTGATCCGTTGTCGCAAGTAAATATTATATCTTTATCATCTGCTTTTTGCTCAAAATAATAATCACCTGTAAGATTAGCTAAATAAGCATGATCACCGTCATGCTCTATTCTAAGGTCACTTCCAGTTCCAAAATCAGCTCTTACACTATCGTTAAAACGAATATTCTTTTGCACTGTTGTAAAACCTTGACTACCATCTAAAGTAATGTAAGCTGTAACACCTCCACTGTTGTCATCTGACTGAAGTATTATATCTTTGTCGTCAGTTGTATTTCTTATGTACAAATCACCAGTTCCAGTTTGTGCTACATAACTATTTGCTCCATCGTGATATAATTGCAAGTCTCCACCAGTACCAAACCTTAACGTGCTACTATCTGGAAATATTGTTACTGGATTTCCACCGCTAGCGCTACCATCTAAAAAGAAATATGTTTCTTGACCACCACTACCATCGTCTGCCTTAAATATAATATCTTTGTCAGCAGTGTCTTGCATGATTATTAAATCATTGTTATATGCCCTTATATAACTATCAGAGCCGTCATGATAAAACTGTAAATCATTATCACTACCAATACCTATCTTTGCGTTATCTGGAAATTCTGTGTTGCCACTTTTTCTAAATATAACATGAAATGAGTCATTGTCATAATTATATATTTTAATATCGTCATTTTCATTAGTTTGACCAAAATACCATTCATCAGCCCCAGTTGATTTTTGCCAGAAAATTAAAGCATTATTAGAGCCACCAGCATTTCTTAATAATAAGTTTGTATTAGATGTGTTTTTCAATAATAAATTACCAGCAACTTGTAGCTTTTCACTACTATCAGTTGTTGTTCCCAAAAGTAGATTTCCTGAATCTGAAATTCTCATTCTTTCTGTGTTACTTGTCCCAAAAACTAAAGAGCCAGAATAATGATTTATTATACTTGATGTATCTGTATTAGAATTGTTAAATATTTTTAAACCATATGAAGCACCTGAACTTGAAGCAATAGTCAAACAATCAGTTGTACTCCCATTAAATCTTGCAGTTGTTCCAGTTACTTGACCGCTAAATGTTGCATTACCTGTTGAGTGTGCAAAAGTTAAAACATTACTACTTCCTAAACCAGTTGTGTTAGATAATGCCCAACTATTATCGGTATTATCTCTTCCCATATCCCATTTTTGGGTATTACCATCTTCCCATCTAACAACGCCATCACCACTAGAAGAATCAAAAATCAACATAGTTCCTCCACCAGAATCAGTTAAATTTATATTACCACCACTTATGAAAGCCGAGCCATTAGTATCACTAATTTTAGCACCTCCATTAACTTGCAGTTTATTTGAGCCATCATCAGTTGTTGTTCCAATAAGTACGTTACCGCCATTTTTTACAATTAACCCATTTCCAGAATCGTCTTCCAATGATATATCATTATTGTCTAAAGCTTTTAATGTTAAAGCAGAATTATTTGTTCCTAAACTTCCTATGTCTAAAGTATTTCTTTCAAAAAATATTCTTCTTGCACTATTTGAATTATCACCAATTTTTAAATCACCATTAAAAATTTCTAAAAGTTTATCTGGGTTAGACGTATTTATACCAATATTTCCGCTAGATGTAAGACGCATTTTTTCTGAACTACCTACCTCAAAAATTTGATTTCCAGAACTATTTAATAAATGTGCAGCAGTTCCATCCCCATTCTGTAAAAATAATCCACCACTTCCACCTCTTAGATAAACTAGGTTATTTGAAGCTTTTAATCCTATTTTAGCTTGACCAACACTAAAATTTGTACTTGTAAATGATATTCCATAAGAGGTACTATTTCCATTTGCTGTAACTTCTTCAAGCGTATCTGAACTTCCAACTTGAGCATCAACGTAACTTTTACTTGCAGCATCTGTTGAGGCAACTGGAGTAGCTGGTATTGTTACTTGACCTTGAAAACTTCCAGAGCCAGTTATTGTTAAATTTCCATCAGAAGACAAAGTCAATAAATCACCATTGTTGTTTGCAAATTTGTAACCCCTTATGCCACTTGACAAACTAAAATCACCACCAGAACTTGTTGAACCTATTGTTAGATTGTTTGTTCCTCTTAATATTATGTTACCTTGAACATCTAACTTTTCACTTGCAGTAGTCCGACCAATAGCCAAATCACCATCAGATGTAAGACGCATTTTTTCTGAGCCTCCAGTTTTAAATTGTAAATCTGAAGATGTTCTTCTTACTTGAATATTGCTATCAGAGCCAAATTCAATAGTTGCATCAGTTCCAAACAATAATTGTTGTGTCCCAGATGATGAAATTTTAATCCTTCCTCCTTCAACTTCTAATTTTTGACTTGGACTTGATGAACTACCAATCATTATACTGTTAGTTGTTGTATTTCCATTATCAGTAACCTCTTGTAATGTATCTGAACTTCCAACTTGGGCATCTACATAGGCTTTTACACTTTCGGCTGTTGGAACATTATTTGCAGTAGCACCACTCATTGTATCACTATCAAGCCAACCAGTTATTTCAACACCACCTTTTGCAATACCATCAGCATCAATAGTAAATCCAGCAACTGTTCCTTTTGTTTTGTTTTGGTATTGTGCAGCTAAGTCATTTTGATTTATAAGTATAATTGAGCCTTCAGGTATATCCTCTGTTATTAGTTTACTTGTTACAGCAATACTAGTATCACTTGCTCCTTGATCTGAGCTGACTGTAAATTCATTTATTTCATTACTATCAAAATTTGCAATATTTAATACATCATTAGCTTTAAACACCGCAGCACCAATAGCATTAATATTTATGCTAGTAATCGGCACTTGTTGTTTTACAACTACTTTTTCTATATAACCTTCAAAAGCTGCACTTGCTTCAAAAATTACATCAGTTGAGCCAGAACAAGTTGAAAAAATATCATAAGTTCCAGATGTACTTAAAACAGTTTCATTTCCAGAACTACCAGCTTTTACAGATAAACCTCCAGCACTAACAGAAACAGATAGTGTTATTTTATATGTTAATGCGTTTGTTAAAGTATCTTGTTTAATATCACTTGTAGAGCCAGTTGGTGAAAAAGATGCTTTATTACTTGCTATGCTCCAACCAGTTCCTTTTGTCCAACTAGAATCACTAGCAAAAATACCATTAACAGCAATGTCATTTCCATAAGCACTTTTAGTTGATGATATAGTAGAGATAAAACTATTTTGAGTAAGTTTTGCAGCTAAAGTATTTGAGACAGGAGTTTTTTGACTTATCTTATTTGTTTTATCTTGTAGCACATCTGGACCAATAATAATGTTATCTGTTTTTGTTACTGTTTCTGTGTTTCTTATAATTTGATAACCTTCATAATCAATTTCATCTCTTAGTAAATGAAATGAGCCGCTTTTAAATATATAATAAGGAGTTGTACCAGTAGCACTATATCCTTTTAATCTACCTATTGGATTTACATAATTTGGTCTAGAGCCACTTCCATCATTTTGATTTTTATTTGTTTCACCTATTACTAATTGCATTGAGGGACTTTCTACAACTTTTGTTTGTCCAAACAAATATTCACTTAATAGCATTTCTGTAAAACTATTAGAGCCACTTGTTGAGCCTAACCCCCATGTTCCAGTCACATTTGATTTGACAAAAGCACTTCCATTCCAAACTTTTAAACTACCTTCAGAACTTGCAAATAATGTATCACCCCATATTAAATCACCAAAATCAACAACCTCAACATCACTTGTTGTAGTTAATGGAGTTATCATTACTTGACTTCCATAAATAGCTCCACTTGCACTTGTGTTAACAATTAAAAATTTACCTTCAAATGGATTTATATTTAAAGATGTTTGGTAACTAATTATATTATTATTTGGATAAGTGTTAATCCCAGTAATTTGTGAATTTGTTGTTCCTAATACAACTGTATTTATAGTAGTTTGATAATTAGAATTTAGTGTATTTGTATAATAAACAGTTGTCAAAGATGGTACATATACTTTAGTACTTTGCCCACCCGTACCACTTACAGACGCATAGAAATAAAAACTACTTGCAATATTTTGCACCCAATTATCAATGTCAATATAGGCTTTCCATTCACCACTTAAATTAAGTGCAGAGCCTCCAGAATCTTTAAATTCTATCAATTCATGAAAACCAATTTTTGTTTGAGTTCCTATTAAATTATCTAATTTGCTATACCATCTAGTTTGATTATTATTTAAGTTAACAGTTGTGCTACTTTCCCAATAATAATTTGGAGTATTTGTTGCGTCATAACGTAAGTAATAAGTTGTAGCACCATCAGTAATAAATAATCTAAAAAATATTCTTAAATCAAGTGAGCCATTATATTGTTGAACTATTGTTACATCCAAAGGTATAATTAAAAGCATAGCACCATCAGAACTAACATCTTCAAATGTACTTTGTAAAATTACATCAGTTTCTCCAGTAGTTAAATCAAATGGAATACCTCCAAAATAATTTTTATTCCCATAATCTAAAAAGTTAGCTTGTGTTCTTTTTAATTGAGGTAAATAATTAAATTGACTTCCAGCTAATTTTTGTATTCCTCCAGTTACATCATCAATTAATAAATTATATCTTGTCCAATATGAATCACCTAAATTATCAGAAGAACTATCAAAAGCACCAGTTTTAGTATAAGTTCTAGTATTTATGTTGTCAGGATTTGCATAAGTTCCAGATTCTGCTGTGTTGTATTCTTGAATTTGAACAATATAAAATATATGTTTCCAATATATAATTCTAGCACCCCAATGTTTTAATAAATTTAGTAAAACATCATAAGAATTAACAACAGTAAAATTACCATCAGAATCTTTACTAAAAAACATTTTAGTTCCACACTTAGTTTGATAAAATGGATCAGTAGATTGTGTTATAGTAGGCATTACACTATTAAACCAATTTATAGCAGTAGTAAATTTATAATCTTGTGTTGATCCTTGTGTAGTTGTTGAAGCTCCAGTTTTTAATAATATTTCTTTAATCCAATAAGTAAACCTTCCATTGCTAGAATACATATCAGAATCACTATAACTTCCAGCTGTTCCAGATTGTACAAAATCAATTTCTTTTAATAATGCTAAACCATCAATTGCAGTTAATGTAACTGGATAAGGATAATATAAATCAGGAGATGCACTCAAATCCATTAAAACATAACCTGACCATAATGGAGCTACTGAACTATAATCACTAGAATTAGCTCTATATAAGTGAATATAAACATCTCTTTCATTAAATTGCTCTCTAATGTTTTTTATAAAAGCATCTTCAGTAGTATTAGTTACCATAAAAGGCAACTCTAGTTTACTAGATAAAATTGGGCTAAATCTATCTTGTTGATCAGTTCCATAAGTTATAACTGGTCCTGATACTCCTAAAGATATTTCTGAGGCACTACCTGAATAACTTTCTACCCATATTTCTAGATAGTATTCCCAGCCATTGTAACTCTTAAAGCTAGAATAAAACTGTTTTGCTAAAGCCATAAATTAAACTGATCTTAATCTGTTAATTCCTCCTTTTTGATTGCTAATAAAAATATCATTTCCACTTATACGACCATAAACCTCAACTTGTTGTGTTCCTTTATTATTAAGCATTCCTTTTAATTTATCTAATGGAGCAACTACTTCTGGATTACTTGCAGTTGTTCCAGCTCCTTCACCAACTAAAGCCATTGTTGGACCAGTTACTAATCCCCCATTTGCTAATCCTAAAACACCAGCTTTAGCAGCTTCAAAAGCTGTTTTGTATTTAGTAACATCAAAACCAAATAAAGATTTAATAACTAAAGAAACAGCTAATTGAACTAATAATTGTTTTATAGATTGTTTTATATTATCTATAAATCCTTTAAAAAAACCATTTGTGCTATAAGCAGCACTTGTCATTGCACTTGACATAATATTTTCAAACATAGACATAGCAGCATTAAACTCTTTTTGTTTTTGTGTAAGCTCTGTTATTGTTTTACCAACTTGATTTAATGGTCCAATAAATTTTTGTGGATTTATTGCACTTAAAAAAGGGATTTTACCATTATCATTACTGTTACTAACACCTACACTACTTATGCCAAAACTTTTACCAATATTTTTAAATACATCACTTAAATCTTCTGCTTTGTTTTTTATTGCATCAGCGAAAGTCCCAAATTCATGTATATAATCTTTAGAATCTACTTTTAACTCTCTTATTGAATCAGATATGCCAAATGCACCTCCTAATCTACCCCCTAATATATCAACAAAATCCGCAGCTGCTTCTATTAAAGCATTTCTCCACCATGTCCAATCAGATAATCTTTCCTTAAAAGCCTCATAATTATCTGTTAAATATACAAATGCAGCCGCTAATGCTAAGATTCCAACTAATATTGCTCCACTTGGGCTAAATAATGCAGCAAAGGCAATTGTTAATTTACCTACTATTAATAATAATGGACCTAAAGCTCCAAGTAAAATACCTATTGTCACAATAACATTTTTAGTATTGTCATCTAAACTTGTAAAAGCAACAACAATATCTTTAAGTTTATTAGCAAATTTTAAAATTAATGGCATTAGCTTTTCACCAATTTCTTCCATCAAATCACCAAATTGATTTTTTAATTGTACTAATGATCCAGCACCTACTTTAGAAATTGCCTCAGCTTGACCACCAAATGCTCTATTTAAAGCCTCAGTTGCTGTGTTTAATCTTTCTTGACTACCTACCGCACCAGTTATTGTTATTCCATACCTACTTAATGCGTTTGTTGAACTACCTACCGATTTTGCAACTAAATCTGCGGCTTGTACTAAATCCATTCCTTTTGCAGTTGCCATGTCTTGCACTAAAGGAATAAGCCTCATAATAGCATCTTCCTCTAATCCCATTGTTGCTAACATAGCTTGAGCCGCTATTGTTTCCTCATCACCAAATAATGTTTTAGTTTGTAACTCTTTTGCTTGAGCAATTAATCTTTTTTGAATATCCTCACGCCCTTTTAATGCTGTTAGCAATTTAGTTTCAGCTTTAGCTTGAGTATCAAATGCCTTAACAGATGCGGCTGCAAATGCAGCTAATGGCAATGTTAAGTTTCTTGTTAAATTTTGACCAGTTCGCTGCATAGATGTACCAAATTTTTTGATACTTCTTTGAGCCTTTTTCATTGCTTTGTCAAAGCCTCTTAAATCAGCTCCAAACGCAATAGTTAATAATCCTATACTTTTATTTGCCATGCTCACTCATTTTTTTAATAAACTCCGCTTTTGCTTTTAGTTTTTTATAATCTACTTCTGTTTCTTTTTTGTCCCAGTCAAATTTAATCAAATCAGTTGGCTTTAACTTTTTACCTTTTGCTATTTGTATATTTAGCAATAAAGTTGTTTGCCATCTTGTTCTTTCCCATCTTCCTTTTTCTCTTATGTTTTCAAGCTCATAAAAGCCATCTAACTTGTTCCAAAAATGTTTAGGTAAGTAGTTATAAAATTCATGTACTCCCATACCTAAATAACCGAAAGCAATTTTTTCTAAATCACGCCAAGAAAGTTTTTTATTTACTTCTTGGCTTTCGGCTTTTTTTCGTTTCTACCTCCCATTTGTTCAGCTAAAATTTCCATAGCTTTACCAATACTATCAAAATCACCATCTATTAAATCAGCTAAATCATCAACTGTTAATTTGCATTCTTGCTTTGATGCTCTATAACCATCCTCAATGCCACAATAAATAAGAGTTAAAGCATTATCTAAAGTCATGTCAACACCAAGTTTATCTAAATCTTGTAACTTAGTATTTGTTTTTGAGCTGTATTTACGCAAAGCATTAAAACCAAATTTAATAGGTAATTTTTTTTTATTTATTTCTATAAAAGTATAATTCATTTTGTTTAGTTTAGTAAGGATCAGAGCAATGATACTAAACAAAAGTATCAAAGCTCTTCACCTAAATTGTTATTGTATTGCTTGAGTTAAAACACCAGTACCCTCTATTGTCAAACTATAAGTAGCTGTGTCTTCAGTTCCACCAGTAAAACTTACAGATGTGATAAAACCACTTCCAGAATAACTTACATCAGATGTTGTTGTAGTATCACCAAATATAAATGTTACAGCTTGTCTTGCATTTAAAACATTAGTTTCTAAAGTATCATCTACTCCATTTGTTAAAGCAGCACCAGCTGCATTAGTCCAAGCATAAGCACCATCAACATCAATAGAGAAATCTCTTAATCCTTCTAAGATTTCTTTAAATCCACCACTTTCTTTGTTTGTAATTTCTCTTGGTGAATGATTTACATTCAGAGTACAGTTTTGAGCAAAGGCAACAAGATTAGTTGTCCCAGCACTATAAACTTTCAATTCAGTTCCATTTAAAATAGCCATTTCTTTTTATTTTTTATATTAATTAATTATTTTCTTCGGCAATTTTTTTTTTTGCCTTTTTTTCTTTTTTTTCTTTTAAGTAACCATTATCTTTTAAAAAAGCAATAGTTTCTTCATTTTTTATTTCTATTTCAGTTCCAGCCATTATTACTTGACCAGAATGCCTCCAATTTTTACTTAATTTTATTTTCATAATTTATTTATTTAACTTGTTGGATTAATTTGTCTAATCTCAAAATCTAAAGCCTTTCTATAAATTCCAGCATCACCGCTAGTATCGTCAAAAATATCATTGTAACTTTGAAATTGACTTGATTGTATTTGTTCGCCTCCATAAGTTCCTTCATTAATTCTATCCATTGCAACTCTAACTTTTTGAGCTAAATCAGATGCTTGTGAATAAGTTTCACTATAACAAGAAATCATAACACTATTTGTATCTAATGTTGATGTCCCATCTTTTGTATCATTAGGCTGCACACCAGTTACATCATAAATTATAAAAGGAAATTGTGTTGTTTGTGGTGCGACATTAGGAAATATTCTTGTTCCTACTAAGTCAAAAACATCACCGCTACCTCCATTATATAAAATATTATATATTGATTTTCCTATTTGCATTTTTTAATATCCATATTTACCATATTTTTGCAATCTTTTTTCATGCCTTTTTATTGCTCTTGCAACAACTTCTTCTGCGTCTTTCATTGCTCTATTCATCATAATATTTTTTGTTTCTGCAAAAGCTGGTTGCATAAAAGGTTGGCTTTTTTTTCCAAATCCTTTGCCGCCAAACTTAACTTCTTTTCCATATTCAATCCATGCTCCATAAAAACCACTTAAAGAATACATTTTCTTTTTATTACTTCCTTTATAACCTTCTGTTTTTTTTGCAAATCTACCTTTTACTCTTGGTCCAACATAGCCTCCTTTAAATTTTTTACTTGCTCTTGTTCTAAAAAAACCAATACTTTTTCCTAATTGACCAGTTCCATTTTTACTCTTTGCTGAAATAGCATCAGCTTTTTGTTTTGCCTTATCTCTTAAAGGCTTAGATATTTTGTTAAAAAAATGTGACCATAAAGCATCTTTATTTATTTGCTTTGGCACATCATTAAACATATCATTTAATTCTTTAACGCCAAACATTTTGATACTATTATTGTTTTCGTATAAAGCCATTAATCTTTATTTTCACAAATTATTTCTAAAAATGCAGTTCTACCATCTATTTGATTAATTACTTTAGGAAAGTAATACTTGCTTTCATAAGTTAATCTTGATTGCAAAGACAAATTGCTCATATCTAAGTTTCTAATATAAATATGCAACTTAGTCATTCCAGTTATTTTTTCTGATTGATCAACACCTTCACTCCCGCCTTTCCATTCTATTGCAGCCCAAACTGTACGAAATAAAGAGTAACTTCTTGTTAGTTCACCATAGCTATTAGCTGAGGTGCTAACATTGTGTATTTCAACTCTTCTATCTAATTCGCCTATTGTCATCCTACTATTTGTACTTTATAAGTATCAAGCAACCATTTAACATTCATTGGCAATTCAGTTGCAGTTTTACCAGTTATTACACTTGCTCTATTTTGATAAAAATTTCCAATTGTCAAAAGAATAGCTTGTTTTATAATTTCTGGAACATCACTAGCTGAACTTCCATAACCAACTGTGTATCTTACTCTAACAGCATCATTTCTTTTTGTTATGCTTGGAAAACTTTGCCCATCAGCTAATTGTATTTGTGATGGCTCATAATTTAATTGAGTATCATAAACACTAGCACTTAATGTTTGTAAGCTATTATCACTATCGTAATATAAAACACTATCAACTGAATTAACTTTACTTTTAAATAAAGTTTGTAATTCAGCAAAACTACTAGCATATTGTTGAATTACTGTATTTATAAAAAATCTATTTGTGTACTCTTCAGTTAATTGAGTTGCAGCTTTTATAATAGATTCAATATAAGTATCATCAGCACTTGTATCAACTTTTAAATGACTTTTAGCCTCTGTTAAACTTACTGGAAATGTACTTGCCGCTGTTATTACTTGATATGTTTTCATATTATTTAGTTATAAAAAAAGGGATGATGGTAAGTCCACCACCCCTTTTTAAAATTAAGTATTAATACTAAGCCTCTACGTTACTTTGGAAAGTACTTGCTTGTACTGCTCCAGCATCAACAAGAGATGTTAGTACATATCTTGGCTCACCAGTTCCAGCACCAGAGTAAATGTCATAAATTACATCTAAACCACCAAACTGAGCAATGTGAACTTTAGAAAAGTCACCAAATAAAGCCGCAGTTTTAGAAGCTGTTCCACCAGAATTTAGGTTTGATGTTATAAATGAAAAATATCCATTTAATCTCTTATCAGCATGATCATACAATGCAGAAACAGAAGCAACTTGAGCTAAGTTTTTTACATCAGCATAAGCAGCTGGATTCATAATGTAAGCCATTCTTGCTCCTTCTAAATTAACGTCAGCAGCTAATGCATCAGTTTCCATTTTCTCAACGTTAGCCACAGAAATTGCAGATGTTGCAACAGATGTTGCATCAGCAAGTAAAGATGTTGGTGCATTAGAAACATCAGAGGTAGCTAAAAATGCTGATTCCATAGTTGCAGCAACTGATTGTGCCATGTTTCTTCTTAATGCAGCTTCAATAGATGCATTTTGAGCAATAGCTTCAGCAGATACATTTACAATAGAAATACATTTCTTTGGGCTTAATGTTAATGATGTTGCAGTTCCATTAGCCGCCGGAGCAGAGCCTCCAGTTTCAGCAACGAATCCAGAATTAATAGATGAAAATACTGGGAATTTCATATTGTTAACTCCAGAATAAAAATTAGCTCCAGCAGATGCCATTACTAAGTTTGCTTCTAATTGGTCAGTCCATGCCATTACTTGAGTTGCATTTCCAGCAGCAGTTCCAACAGCAGCTCTAGTTAATATGCTTGAAGGAATACCAATTCCTTTGTAAGATTGACCAGTATATCTAGATTCATTTCTAGCTTCTTGGTCCATTTCTTTGACAAGTCCTTCTATTCTGCCATTTGCAGCTTGTGCTAAAGCATCTTGAAAAGAGTAATCTCTTACTTCTTTTTCTACTTTTGTACTTGTAACTCCAGAAACAACAGCAGCATTACGCTTGATAGTTTCCATTTTTTCAGCTCTTTCAATCTTAGAATCAAGATTATCAACTTCTGTTAATAACCCATCAACTTGACTGTTTTCGTCAGAGGTCAAATCTCTTTCCTCAGTTGTAGCAACATCTTTAATGTTTTCCAACTGAGAAATAATGTCTGATCTTTCCTCTTTTAAAATAATTGATGTTTTCATTTTATAATTTTTTAATTTTATTTTCTCTTTTTTAATTCAATATTTAATGAGATAAGAGAATTTCTCACTAAATTGTTTTCTTTTTCTTCAATAATTTCTTCTTTAGTTTCCTCAACTAAACTTTCTTGATATTCTTTTAGACCTCTTTTAGCAACAACTAAATCAGATTCAGCCATGTTGTAAGCTGGGTATGTGACCGGAGAAACATCGTATAGCCTATCAATCTTTTTTATTGTTCTAATGTTGTTACCATCAGCATCAGTTGACCAGTCATCCTCAGCAACTGTAAAAGCAAATGAGCTTTGAGTAATATCCCCACGCTTCATTGAGATAGCTAAATCTTTACCATAAGATGTTTCTGGCATTTCAAATTCATATTTTAAGCCTCTTTCATCAGCTGTTAGATTTAAAGTTCCAGATGTGTTTCTTGCAAGAATTAAATTTGGGTCATGATTAATTAAAGCTCTAACATCAGAGTTAGAAATTAGTTCTTCATTAAAAGCTCCTCTTTCTATAAATTCATAAAAGCCACCAAGATTATTTGACCTTGAATCATAAACACTAGCATGACCAACAACTAAATCTCTACCATCCTCAGTTGAATCAACTCTTGTTTCTATATTAAATATTCTTTTTTCCATTTGATTATAATTTTTTAAATTTCTTTCATCTTTTTCTTCCTCTGCAATTATTTCATTTCTTTTTCTTTCTGACCACTTAACACCTTCGTCCCCAGACCACAAAGCCCATGCTATCCTACCAGCACTTGGAAATCCATCTTCGTCTGGGCTAAATCCTTCACCTTGTTTATCTACTTCATGCCTTTTTAAATAGCTATACATTCTTGTCACTCTATCGGCTGTCAAAGTGTTACTAATAATCATATTGGCTGTTTTTAATCCAACCTCAGTTCCACCTCTTCCAAACTCTTCACGCCATTCTTTTCCTTTTTTAGCCTCATCAATCATGCCTTGCGTAGGTGTAAAGTCAATATCACTTATTGCTCTGTAATCACTATTAGCGTCATCAGATTCTTTTTTAGAATCATAAATGCAAGAGCCATTTTCACCCCATTTCCATTTGCCATTATCGCATTGAATGCTAGGCATCCTCTCCTACTTTTTCTATTGTAGTCATATTCATTTGCATAAAATGTTTATCACCCCCCTCAATAGAGTTCATGTTTTCTTTTTGTCTTACTTCGTTTATTGACATATAACCATTTGTTATTGCTGTTTTATATGCCTCTGTTCTTGATTTTACATCACCTCTTAATAACCCATTTACATTAAACTCAACAAATGTTTTACCCAACTCATTAGTTCTAAATAGTTTAAGATTCATCTCAGCTTCGATTTTATTTATATAAGGCATGAGTGTGTACGTCAAATATTCTTGAGATTGCATTTCAATATTATTAAAACTTGATTTGCTTAAATCTTTCAGCATGTGAGGTGGCACATTAAAAATACGAGCCACTTCCTCAATGCTAAATTGTCTTGAACTTAAAAACTGTGCTTGTTCTGGGCTTATTGAAATAGGTTTAAATGTTAATCCTTCCTCTAACACAATAGTTGAATTACTATTTTTTAGTTTTGCATAGTTATTGTTAAAACTACTTTTTAATCTTTGTAATGCTGTATCACTTAATGCTCTATCAGTTTGTAAAATAGAACTTGGCTTTGCACCATTAGAAAAGAATGTTGCACCAAACTCTTCTAAACTAACACCCCAGTTTAATGCCTTTGCACATTGATCTATTGGGCTTAATCCAGTAACACCATCATCAGTTATTGTTTTAAAATGCAAAACATCAGATGAATCTAAAACAGCACCACCATCTATTTGATAAAAAAGCTCATTGTTATTTACAACAACAGTTACATCACTTGGGCTTAAACATATTAATTGAACTGGAGTTCCAGAATTGTTTCTAACTATTTGCACATAACTATTTCCCTCAGTACAAATACTAAGCATAATAAACTCAAAAAAAGTTATTTTATTTTGATAATAGTTTGGTTTAAATTTTACAAGTTTGTAAATTGGGCTTTTAGTATCTTCTAATTTATCACCATTTGCTTGTTTTGTGTAAACAGAAATAGGTAGTGATGAAACAGATTCAGCTAATAATCTTATTGCACACCAAACAGCAGTAAGTGTTAAAGCCTTGTCAGTATCAAAAACATTAGCATCAGGAAATATAGTGTTAAGAGATAAATCTCTTTTTTGTGTTTTAGCTGGGATGAATACGTTAGTTATTCTCTCTAGTAAAGTCAATGTGAAATAATTATTTTCACAATAATACAATGCAATTTTTTTTTAAAAAAACAAACTAACTATTATTTTTTAACATTTTTATAATACTAAAATATCTCTTTCATCATAAACGCTATCACTACTCTCTGTTGTTAGATGACAACCTAAAGCCATTACTAAAGCAACTACTGGGTCAACTTTCTCTTTTGATTTATTTTTTGCAACTTTAATGTTACCAGCTGGGTCTTCTTGCAAAGCTACATTGCTCATGCACCAATTCATGCATGGATTATTATTGTGAATAATATTTTTAGCAAGTATTTCAGCTTCAAGGGTTTTTGTCGGCATACTCATGCTAACAAATCCTTGACCAAATGGGTCTAAAGTAGCACCATCATTTTGTAAATCTACAATTAATTGTGAAGCACCCCATCTGTCATAACATATAGATTGTATTCTATATTTTTTTGACAGCTCATTTATCTTTGCTCTTATAAAACTATAATCAGCAACATCACCACTTGTTCCATAAACATGACCATCTCTAAGCCATGCAACATAATCTACACCATCTCTTTCACTTCTTTTTTTTGCATTTTCTTCTGGTATAAATATGTAAGGAATAAAAACAAACTTACCATCTACATTAAATAATAATACAAATGCAGTTAAGTCCCTCGTAGAGGCTAAATCTAAACCGCCCCAAGCCTCACAATTTTCTAGTTTACTATAATCAAATTCTTGACAACAAGCATTCCATTCGCCAGATGTTAACCATGCACTATGTGAATCAGTCCATTGATTTAACATTAACCTTCTAAATGTGTTTTGATATGAGGGAACATCAACAGCTCTTTGACTTTCTCTTTGCATATATTCTTTTTTCAAACTAACACCATAATTTGGATTTGCTTTTTTCCATGTAGATTCCAAAGTAATATCGTCATCAGCATCAGCTTCATATATAACTGAATAAAAACTTTCATCTTTTATTGTCCCTTCTAAAACTTTTTTTGCGTATATATATATCTCATAACATATTGATTGCTTATCATAACCAGCTGTTGTAATTGCAATTGTCAATGGCTGCCTTCTTGATCCAGTTGATGTCGTCAAGGTGTCAAAAAGTAAACGATTAGGCTGTGTGTGCAATTCGTCAAAGATTATGCAGTTAGCATTAAAGCCATGTTTTGTTTTAGAATCTGAACTTATAGCTTGATAAAAATTTCCCTTTGTTCCATTAACAATAGAATTTCTATATGCTTTTCCTCTTTGAGAAAGTTCTGCGTTTTGTTGTAACATACCTTTTGCTATTTCAAAAACAATACCAGCTTGACTTCTATCACCAGCTGCACTATAAATTTCACTCCCTCTTTCTTCGTCTGCAAATAACATATACAATCCAATAGCAGCACATAAGGTTGATTTACCATTCTTTCTTGGCACTTCAATAAATACAGTTCTATATTTTCTTAGATATGTTTTTTTATTTTTCCAGCCAAATATGTCACCAACAATTTTACTTTGCCATTTTTCAAGTTTCAAAGGCTGACCAGTAAGCTCACCTTTTGTATGAGTTACAAAAGTTTCAATAAAACCTATTGCTTTTTCTGCGGCTTTTTTATCAAAGTAATATTTACTCAAAGTAATTGTTTATTTGTGTATTGTTATTTGTTACTGGTGCTGATATGTTTGCTCTAGCAACTGGAGTAATTCCAAAGTTTGCCGCAAGTTTTAAAGCATTATTCAAAGCATCATTTTTCATTTTTACAAATGGCTTAGCTTGAGTTCTAACAATATCACCATTAGTATTTTTAAAAGTATCAACCCGTCCAGATTTTTTTAATTCAGTTTCACATTCTATGTAAGTAGCCATCTCATTACAATAAGCTAAAATTAAACTTAAGTCAACATGATGTAACATTTTTAAATTAAATAATTGACTTGTTATTTTATACCATTCAATAACACCAATTTCAGATAGTAATTCAGGTGGCTCTGGCAATTGTAAAACAAGATCAGCGGTCATTTCATTAACTACTAACCTATCAGCTCTTGCTGTTCCTTGCATTTCTTTTAATACAGTAGGGGTTTTTTTTCTTCCTCTAGCCATTATTTTTTAGTAAGTGTTGGCTCAGTTCTAATCAAATAAGGCACACTAAATTTTTTTTGCACCTCTATCATGTAATCACCACAACTATCACACTCACTATTTTTTGTTACAACTTTTGATTCAACAATTTGCAAAATTGCTTTTTCTAATTTTTTTTCTGTTTTGCATTTTTTACAATAAAATATAAACATAGTTTTTTGGTTTTAGTTTGAACTTAAACTGTTATCAATACCTAAATATCTAATTTTGACAACGATATCGTTATGT